CGTCCTGCATAACTGCCGACTTACGATACCCGTTGAGTATTTTGTGGTCAGCACAACCCGTAAGACTTACTCCAAGCAAAGCTTCCTCATCACAGTTATCTTTCCACCTTTTAGACAGAAATTTAAAATCAGTTAGGCTTGCTTGTAGCGTACCTAGAAACGAAGCTTGTATAATCTTAGTTTCCAAGTCTTTAAAAGTATCCTGGGGACGTACAATAACTTCGGTTAAGTTACAGAACTGTGCTGGTCTGAGCAAGATTTCTGAACAGGGATTACAACCCCACTCTTGGTTCTCGTCTCTTCGGTGGTCTCTGTACTTCTCTTTAGCTGCATACCGACTAAAGATACCTCGTTCTCCGTTTTTATCTTTACACATTCCGACCATTTCGGCCATGTAGGAATCGACATCTGGTTTCGTCGTATATGCAATAGAATTGTTGGCGAGTCTCCTTTGCGGTGCTCCTCCTTCCTCAAGCGGTAGCCAATATTGTCCCGATTTAGCTCCTCTAAGACGTTCATCACTGAGGTTGCTAAGAGAGATAAGAGCAGACCTCCTGACACCGCCAACGACAACAATATCAGCGATTTTACAAACAACATCATGTACCTCCAATGTAGTTAATTTTCTGCCTTTCGCTGTTTTAAATGTTTCTACAGTGTATCTAAACAACTCATCCAGAGGCTCTGGGCCTGATGCCCTGCCTCCAAATGTTTTAAGTCTAGACCCTGCAGGTCTTATCTTTGACAAGTCCCACTTCGGAACTCGTCCAGAATATACTAATGATATAAGTTCTCGGTAAGCTGAAGCCCACCCTAACTTACTGTCTTTTACTCTTATGACGGTCTCTGTATCCATCATGTTCTTGTCTATCTCAGGTAAACGCTCTACGTAATCTCGCTCTACACTAAACCCTACACCCGTACCGCACATAAGAACGTACACTATTTCTGAGAATACTCTGGGGTCATCTACGGGGACATAGGCACAGTTGTATCCCGCTACGTGGTGGTCAGCTAAAGCCTTCCCTGCGCTCATCATAATACGCATAGAAGGCATTATATCTTGGCTGCGTACAGCTTCCATAGCGTCCGTTAAATCCTCTCTCATAGACTTTGGAGTGCGGTCAGCCCAGAAGTCCCGCACTCTATCTACAGTTTCATCCCAAGTTTCTCTTCTATCTAAATCATCTCTGTACCTGCTGTACCTCGACTGGTGTATGTACTCTTGGTATAAGTCCATCAATCTAGCTCCTCGTAAATTTTCTTTAAACGGTTGTAGGTATTCTTAAAGCCTAAGTCTTCTATCTCCCTGCCTAGTCTAGTGACTGTCAGGTGAGCACCTTCAATCATACAAGTTCCCAGAAAGATGGTGTCCTTCTTTTTGCCACATCCTTTTTTCTTTGCTGCGGTGGTAGTCTTTTTTCGCGGAGGGTTCGACCCTCTGCCTGTACTTCGGGGTTCTGACTTCTTTAGCATAGGGATTACTCCTCCTCGTCTGTCTCTTCATGTTCGTCAAGGTCATTGAATTTCTCTCTTTTCTCTATAAAATCATCCATAAATGCGTCCAGGATTTGCTTGCTGGACAGCTCTAACATTTCTACAATAAGGTCTGGGTCATAGTTTTCAGCTACTCTGTCTGCTAACTCCTGCGGAGTAAGTATCATGTGTATTCCTTCAGCAGGTAGTTCATGCTTACTTCCATTAAATCGTAGTCCCCGTTTGAAACTTCGTGTTTCATCAAAACTCCAGACCAACTCTGCGCGTTTTTTTGTGGGCCTAAATATTCGTGATGGTCTTGATAGAATCTTCCACAAACTAAACCTCTTCTCCTCTCTCCAGTACATGTGAACACCTCCCCAGATTGTTTATGTTGTTGATGTCCCATAGTAAAGCTATGGCCTAAGTTTTTAAGCTTTGATTCTATTGTACCGCCAATAGGGTTAGGAAACAAACTAGTGGGATTCACAAAATAGTGGCTGTAGCAAATACCGTCTAGGACGAATATTTCTAGAAACCCGTGGGTCTGTACGTCTAACGCTTGTAGAGGCTCTATAATCAGCTCTTCGAGGCTTAGAAAGCCCCCCATCATACGAGTCTCTGCACTGTTAGCAGCCCTTGTAATCCTATCTTCGTGGTTGCCTACAGCAAAGTGTATTTCTGGAGAATATTTCGGACCTCTTGTGGTGGTTAGAAACTTCTTCATCATCTTCCACCCAATATCTATATCGGCTTTTACATCCTTGTGTTCCCAACCTTTATCTCCTGCGGTATCGTAAGAGCTGAGAGAAGGCATATCCCACCAGTCCCCTATGATAATTATTTTGTCGGGTTTATGTTTCTTAATGTATCTAGCTGCTGCTACAATATGTTCTGTCTTGGAAGACGGAAATATCTGCGTATCGGGTATCATAATATGTTTCATAGCAAACTCCTCAGTCTCTATATCCTGGTACGTGGCCTATGGTACTCTCATAACTCAACCCAGTTAAGGGGTCATAAAGAGCTTCGTATAAACTTTCATCCATAAAATACTTTCCCCAAGCGTCATAATCGTCCTCTACTTCGTACCAATCGTACCCCGTTGACCACAATAACATTTCGTAGTTCTTCGTTTTTTGAAGGTCTTCCATAGTTTTTATAAGTTCTCTGGCTTTAGCTCTTTTAAGAAGGTATGGGCGTTTCTTCCAACAATCTTCAGAACGAATAACCTTACCCTTAAAGTGTTCAGAATCAAAATTTTTCTTTGTAAACCACCGTGTGTTTACTATGTATCGAGCGACTTCATCTTTAGTGCCGAACTCTTTATAATCTTCTTCTATAGGCTCTCCACCAAGCGTCCATTCTCTAAGAGTCAATATATATTTCATAACCACTCCTTGGGTATAGTTTTCCCTACCGCTGCGATAATGTCATGCCTCTCGCACCAGTCCATATAAGTCATCTTGTGTGCCTTTGTTATCCAGTTGTTATACATGAATAACATACGAAAATTATCTACGGTTAAGGCATTAGAGGTTGAGAGGACTGCCAGGATTTTAGTGCGGCCCTGCCCGTCCCACTTTCCCTTGGCTTCGACCCAGATTCCGCTAGAATGGATGCGGAAATCAGGAGTATAAATAGCCCTGCGACCAACAGAGACACCACCACAGTCGCTACAATATCCGTTCTTAACTGGATAGATGTAACTAATTTTCTCAGGCTCATAATCAAATTCAATTCCTTGTTCCTCCATAAGTTGTGCAATTTCATATTCATATTTACTACTGTACGGTGCTATCGAAAACCTTTTCGCTTTCTTCGAGCGTGTGCGGACATTGGTCTGGGATTGTACGCCATATCCATAAGAGCTGGGCGTTTTTGTTGTAGACCTCTTTCCACTCTTCCTCGTATTCTTTCTTGTAGAAAGACGAGACGATTTCCTGCGCTTTTTCGTCACTGATACCATCGGGCAAATACCTCTTGGATTTAGCTTCACCTATACCTTCTATGCCTCGGATATTATCGGCAGTGTCTCCCTGCAACATTTGTCTCCAGAAAAACAATCGGGCTTGGTTCTTACGAACCGTTTCAAACTTGCGAGTCACAAGGTTAAGGTGTTCGCCCCACAGTTGTTTTAAGTCTTTATCTACAGATACGACAACGGGTTCTTTCTTATCCTTTCTCGCATCGGACTGGGCGTGTCCAAAAAAGTCATCGGCTTCGCAGCCTTCGGTCCTGTAACCGTTATGGTTATCTATCAAGTACTGAAGTATGTCCTCTAGGTAGGTAGGTCTGTGTTCCTTCTTCCTGTGGGCTTTGTACTGCGGGTCTATTTCTTTTCTGAAATTCTTTTTCTTTTTGTTACCCGATATAAAAGTTGTATATTCTATTTCCTGTCCAGGATGTTTGTCTTGGATAGCGTCTAAACAGTTTTGTATCAGGCTCTTAGCGTTTTGAAGGGCGTTCTCTATGGGTTCTAGCTTTCTGCCAAACTCTAGGTATTGCTCCTCAACGTGCTTTACCGCTTCTTTTTTGTAGTCCCAAGTCATCCCCCCAGATTCGGGGGGATTTCTTGAGTCGAAATAATACCGTTTCTCTGCTGCGAAACCAGCTCTGTAAGCTACTACATCGCCATCAAAGAAAGCGGCTACTTTCTTCACTACGAGGCAGCTCTCAACTTACCAGCAGCTTCCTGCCAATCCTCATCTGAGGGTTCGGATTTGCTTTTGACAGGTTTTATATCCGAATCTCCGCTAGTATAAGCCTCAAACTCCCTGGCGATGGACACGACTTCTTCTACATTAAAGTCACCACCATCCTTCATTTGCAGCTCCATCGCTTTGACAGCGTTCGTCAAGGCATTTTGTCGCAGGATTAATCTATCCCTGACCAAAGAGGTCTGACCTGCTGCTGCGGCTTGTGGAGGAGGAGTACTCCCAGACCCGCCAGTAATCGTGACATTACCTTGGATGTTGTGATAAACCTTGTCTCCCACTTCTTTAGAAGTGTAGGCAAAAGAAACCTTATCCCCAATCTGAGCGTCAGCTAACTGGCTCGTATTAAATGCACCGAACCATTTGGAATCTGTCTCTGCTAACTGAAAAGACTTTCCGTTCTGGCCGATACGACTAACAACACCTGATGCAACTTCTTTCATAATAATTATCCTCTAACTAACTAACTAATTTACACTAATATTATACCACACATCTGCGGCAATTCAAACACTATGCTTCACATCTAGCAAAGTTAATCCCATAGAATAGTCTACGGGAAACTCTATCGGACTTTTAACTCCGAAGGTCTCGGAGATAGCTTTGGGAACACCCTTTAGCAAGTCTGCTATTTCCTTGGCTATATCTTCCGAATCTTTTTCTGGTATCTCGCACAAGACTGAATCGTGTACCGTATTCAGCAATGTTATAGGCTTGCCCAAAGCGTACTTCGACAGCCTATTGAGCATGAGCATCATAATATCCGAGGCAGCTCCCTGTATCGGGTAGTTTTTACACTTAGTCGGAGATACGTATGCGGTATTCTTGTATTTGGATATGTCCCCCGCAACCGCAAAGTGGGTTATGGCTCTTCCTGAATTGTCTCTCCAAATTCCTGGGATGTAAAACCGAGGTACACTCTCTCCGTCCTTACGGTCTCCCTTGTGAACCAGAGAATCCTCGGCCTCTTTCTGGACTCTCTGTTGCCAAGTACGGACCTCTGGGTATCGAGTATAATACTCATCTATAAAAACCTTTGTAAGCTCCTCTTTAACGTCCCAGAATCGAGCTATGCCCTTGGCTCCAGCCCCATACTGAAGCTGAAAGCTGAATCCTTTGGCTACCTTTCGTTCTCCAAAATTTATATCTTTTTCTGGCTTGTTGTATATCTTACTGGCAAAGTAGGTGTGCATATCCTGGCCGTTATTGATATCGAGTATTAGTTGTTTATCCATAGATGCTAGAGCTAACACCCTTATCTCCAGTTGGGCGTAGTCAAACTCCGCAAACGTATTCGGATAGCGGGATACAAAGTAGTTCTGTATGTTCATTCTGATTCCTTCTTCCCGTTGATGTTTTGCATATTTGGTTTACTGCTACTTAATCTACCTGTCTGCGTAACACAGTGGTTGTAGGACGGGTGCAGCGTGTAGTCTACCGCAAAAGATATGTAAGGGCGGTAGTAGGTAGATATGCTTTTAGAGACCTGTCTCAAAATCTCTATCTCGAAACACAAATCCTCTGCAGGACTGTCTTCCTCATATTTCTGTATGTACTCCAAGGTCTTAGCACCCGCTTTCTTTTCCCACCCCCTATTCTCGAAAAGCTTTATAGTTTCTGGCTTTACCATAGGCTCTACTCTCTGCTTTCTTGTCCCCTTGCGGGTCTTTATCTGCCCCTTCTTATCGCCAGACTTATAACGAACTGGGTTACCTTCCTCATCAAGCACCTCTTCTACGATAGGCACATTTACTTCTCCACCCCAGAGAAGAGTTTCTATCTGGGCGGCAGAGTTCGGATTAAACTCACCAGGATAAATGTCTTCGTACTGCTTGGTAAGATATTCTTCCTTCTGCATAGCCACAAGATGCGTTTTCTTCGATTGTTTCGTTGCACCTCCAGTATCAAACTCGAAACCTACGTGGGTCATTTGGCTTGTAACCCCAATACCGTTAAGCATCTCTAAGTAATACTTCTGGGTTTGCTCTGGTTGCTGAGACAACCAAGCATACTGCTTATCGAATATCTGTTTAGTTACTCGAACATCCGATTGCAAATAGCTTTCTAAAAGCTCTCGGTCTATTTCGTCAGCACCTATGCCAGCTTTAAACCGTTCCTTTATCTCGGTATCCTTGCGAAAAGGTAGCCTAAGACTCTTAGCTACCGTCTCTAGCGAGGGTTGTACAAGCTTCCTGCCATGTTGGATATAAGCAAACTTCTGCGTATCCCAGATAGGGTTATGCCCAAGTTCTAGTCCATATCTAGCTAGGTAAAGAATGTCAAATGCTATGTTATGCCCCACAATCAAATGTTCATCTCTTCGCATTTCCTCGGTAAACTGTTCTATCTCTCTTCTATCCGCCAGGATATCTTCCGTCTCTCCAGACTGATAGCCTAGCATAACTATGCGGTTTGAAGGGTAAGTTGGGCTTGCCCCGAAGTGTGGTGTTGGGGCTTTGATAGTAGTCTCAAGGTCTAACACGGTTATCTTATTAAAATCTAGCATTACGTAGCTCCTAGTAGAGACACAATCTGTGCTCGTTCTTTATCAATACGAACAGCAGCCCCCGCATTTCTGAAATCGTTGTTCGCATAGCTTAGTTTGTTTTTGGGAGCAGATAAAAACCTTACGTCTACTCCCTCGTTGGGGTTCTGCCCTATGCAGACTATCGCATCGGCCTCTCCCTGTACCGCAGTCTTACTGTTATACAGTGCATTCATCTTAGGGTACTTCTCCCCATCAGCCGAACCATCTAACTGACTAGCTCCGATAATCGGACCGTACCTCTTGGCAAGCTCTCGGATGTACTGAGCTAACTTGGCGTATCGGTCTATACCGTTATGCGAGTTTTTCTCGAAGCCCCCTACCTTCCATATCTGGTCAATGATAATTATTCTGGGGTTAGATGCTTCGATAGCAGCCTCTATGTCGTGTACTGTCATGCTAGTATTGTCTAGCATTTTAATTTTACCTACACCCACCTTGTCGTTGTAGGTATCTACACTTTTCTGTAAGTCTTTCATTACTTCCTCGCGAGTCCAAGCAAGGGCAGCTTGAGTCTGTCTTAATCTTACTCGGCTCGCACTCTCTTCGTTGTTACACCAGAGTACACACTCATCTTCCTTAAGCTGTTTCGCCCAGTGGACTGCTTGTGTAGCTAACAAAGTTGTCTTACCCCCGTCAGGTCTCGCACCTAAGATGATAAAGTCTCCCTTGGATATTGGGCCAAGCATCAGCTCTAGCTCTGGTACACTCCAAGAATACTTGGGAGCATCCTTCAGCTCCTGTAACTGTTCCATCATCTCGGTATCGGAAAGGTTGAGAGAATCCAAGTCCCACTCTACGCCCTTAACCTCCATGTTGTACTCCCGCAACAGTTCGGTAATGCGAGACATCTCGGAGTCTCCTACACTCACATCGTAAGCAGCGTCAGATATTTTCTCTGCCCAATGGCGAGTTGAAAGTGTTCTGAGAACAGAGCCATCAACATCCTGGCAACCATCCCGAACCAACCACAAGTAGCCTTGTATAGCTTTTATTCGCTCGTCCGATAGGTTAGGGTGGTTGATAGTTACCCAAGTGTTAAACTCGTTCCACTCGACCTCGGCTTTGCCTGTGTCGCTGAAGTAGGGTTGAAGTTGTTGTAAGATAAATCTTATATCTTTAGATAATCTCTCTTCTCTTATAAGAGAAGAGAATCTTTTAAGATTAGATTCTTTAGATAATAGTTTTACAATGTCAAGTTCCATGAATAACCTCTCTTATTTCCGAGTCATGTATAAAATGCTTCGGCTCTTTCTTAAGTAATATTATACCACAATTTACAAAAGGGGAAAGTTGTTTGCGAATATCTTTCGCTCTCTGTACTACCGCTTGGCTGTCATTGTCAAGCCAGATTAGCACCCTCCTACTCTCTTTATACCATTTTGTTATAAGGGAAAAGCCGTTGCTATTCAATGACGTACCCATCAAAGCTAAAGCTGCGTATGACCTGCTTACTCGCAGGGCAGAGCAGTAATCTTCTGTCAATACCAAAGTATCTGGAGGGGTCTCAGCTTGTGTAAAAGGTGCAACTAATTTGCTTCCGAGTAAAATCCATTTAGGCAAGTTGTCCTTCAAGGGACGAATTGCCAATCCAGTGATACTCTTGTTATCTCCAGACAACGGGATTGTCAAACGGTTTCCGTCCAGCAATTTGATACCCGCAGCCTCGTACTCTGATACGTTTAATCCATTCGAGAACCACCACTTCTTGGTGAGCAACGGTAAGTCCCCAAACGGTACAGTCTGCCATCTATCACAAGCCTCCCATTTGGTCAGCTCTGGGACTCCCCACCTCTTGAAAGGGTCGGCACTGTCTGGTTGGCAGTGTGAAGTCCTTCCAGAAATGCGCCTCTGAGCTACAGAGGGGCGATAGAAGCCACTTTGACAGCAGTGGTGACAGTACCCTACCACTCCTCCCCCCTCAACTCGCGTGAGGTAAAATTTGCGGTTCGAGTCTCCCTCCTTACAGTGGTTGATTCTGACAGAACCAGTTTCTGGAAAATGCTCCTCGTAGGGAGCTAAGTCAATCGAGTTCATGGTTCACCTCCTGATAGCCAAATTCTAGAGTTACTTCCTCGGTCGTAGGTGCTACGTGGATAGCTTGTCTACACTCCAAGCATAAATCCTCGAACTCCTGTACTTTCTTTCTCCAACTCACGTACTCTATTTTGGCATTACAAGCCTTGCACCTCACAAGTCTATGTCTCGATTAAGGTAAGCTTCTCGCACTGCGTCTAGCGATTGTTTGCGAAACATCGCAAGCACACAAGCTCCAAGTCTAGCGAGAGAGGGCTGCTCTGAGCCGTCTTTTCCTGTCGTGTGTAGTACGTTCTCT